AAAACGGTATTCATGTGAATAGGTACTGGCTTCCGTTCAAAAATATTAGGGGGGGGGGATGTTATGCGCTGTCACGAAAAGGCATGGAGCACATGATAAATGAGTTCGAGAACATTTTTATATCAAGACGTGAAAAACTTCAGTCTAATGATTTTTATGTTTCGAGAGGTGAGCACTTAAAGAGATACTTCTGTTATCCTAGTGTGGCTGTGCAGTCTTATATTACAGAAAGCAACTCCGATATAGTTGAATATTGGAGAAGAAATGAACTTGATGGTTTACGGTTTTCACAATATCACATGGAAGGGACTTATATGCCAATATTTGACAGAACCGATTTCATAACAAAATTGGATGAAGCTTTAGATAGGCAAAAATACTATGTAAAGAAGCCGATTCACAGATTGTTTAATAGATGGCCTTCGAAAACTTTGCTAAATATAGTGTTCCCTAACATAGACCATGTTGAGAATGGAGAAATAGATGCGGCTATTATGTGGGGATACAACACTAGCGACCGTAACACCAGTGCATTGTCGGCTGCAATTAGATATAAGGCACCGGTTATTTTTTGTGAGCCAGGGTTTGTTTCTTCTGCAACCACATGGGCTGATAAAAGCGCTTGCCAGAAATATCGTGTTGAGCATTCCGTAATGATGGATTTACAAGGTCAGTTTTTTGATGCGAAAAGGGAAACTGACCTTGAGAAAATGCTAAATGATTCCTCCCTTATAATATCCAAAGACCAGAGGACCGAAGCACGGAATCTTATAGATAAGATTGTGTCCAACAAAATTTCAAAGTATAATCACCAGCCAATTTTCACACCTAAAATCGGGAGAGATGGAGTTAATAAGGTTCTAGTTATTGACCAGTCTTATGGAGATTTCTCTATCATTAGAGGAATGGCTGACGAGTCTACATTTGAAAAGATGCTGAAGTCGGCGATCGAAGATAATCCGGAATCGGATATTCTAGTAAAAACACACCCAGATACTATTGCAGGCAAGAAAGCAGAGAAGAATGGATACTACCAAGAATTAAAGGAACATGACAATATCTATAAGGTGACTTTCCCGATAAACCCATACTCTCTGCTTGAAGTGTGTGACAAGGTTTATGTGTGTTCTTCGCAGTTCGGGCTTGAGGCCCTTATGGCAGGGAAGGAAGTCCATGTATTTGGGATGCCGTTCTATGCCGGATGGGGTCTTACGATAGACGCCCAGCACCTGGAGAGGAGAACGAACAAGCGAACTCTTGAAGAGCTCTTCTACATATTCTACTGTATGTATACACATTGGGTTGACCCTGACAAAGGATGTGAGACAACAATAGATGCTGTCATTGATAAGATGATAAGACTACGAACTGAATACAAGAGTAGGGAAGAGGCAGCAATGAAGTCATGCGACGATGACGATTTTGGATATAGGGTCTCTTCAAATAATGTTAAGACATCGTTTGCACCCCAAATATCTACAAGAACCAAACTAGTTGTTCTTCCAAGAATTTAGATGCTTTAACCCTGGGATAAAGTTGAAGAATTGGCATTTAGTATGTAAGATTCCGCCCCGATTTATGAAAAGAGAGGTGGGTTATGAAGAAACTACTTGGATGCCTATGGTTCGCAATGCTCTTATGCTGGATAGCAGGAATCCCTATCATTGGCACTGCATATGCGACGGATGCGGATGAAGAAGATGCCTATTCTACCGTAGTTGCCAGCGACATATACTCATTTCGTCTCGACCTTAAGGTTCCGCAGGTACTCGACAATACAAAGTCATTAGGATACAGGAAGTATCAAACACAAAGGATAAAGGGAGATATGTATATCAAGTGGATGGACGATGGATCATTTGCGATAGAGTTCGGAAACTTGAAAAACAGTAGGTTTAAGGTTAATGGAGCTTATGTAATCTATAAGGGCTATGAATATTCAGATGTAGTATATACCAGGTACAATTACATAGGGAGCAACAAAACAGAGGCTTTCAGGACTCCGTGCCTTTGCTTTTATCTTGAACTAGAACCTTCATATGCAAAAGGTGGTAATACTGAGGATAACTCTTTCTATGTTCTTTTGGCAGGTACTGGTAGTTCATCGTTCAAAAGAACGTATGGAAGTAGGATAGCCACTAGGCTTCATGGGTATGCGGCGGGGACGCAAGGGTGTGGATGTGCAGCATATTCTCACAAGTCTCCAACTAGGAATGCTACGATAGTAGGACCTATGGATGGGGTTAGTGATGTTGTAGCCACATATGGCACATGGAGTGCAACGTGGAAGAGAAGGATGATGTGTGGTGGACTGTCAGTGCTGCGATAGAATGTGCTGCGATGAAGAAGTGCCAGATTCGGTAGCACAGGATGCTTCCGTCTCTGGCATGAAATGTCCTTTGTCAGAGACTCTACGGAAAAGGATACGGAGAACGAAGTCCCTCATTGAGTATGTTCCACGGGAAAGAGCAAGAAAGATAATTGCAGAAGGCGTGTCTCTCATTAAGACGATACCGACAGAAGAAGATCATCGGCGCATAGCGATGTATATTATGCGGGTATTTGATGGAAGGGCAACAAGAGATAGCCTAATCGCTTATCTGATGCGAATTGGGGGGGTGGACTATGCAAGAGCGCAGATGATAGCCGATGACCAGTTGAATAAGGCTTCTGAAAGGTTTCTAGTGGAGAAATGGAGGGGGCAGGGATGCGAACTAGTGAAGTGGGTGCATAAGGGAGAGACAAATCCAAGGGTGTATCATCTACGGAAGTGGAATGGAGTTAGTGGGAAGAGGAATGGACGCCCAAATGGTTTGAACGGATATATATTCAAGATTGACAGACCTCCAATAATAGACCTCAAGACAAAAGAGCGTGGATATCCAGGGCAGATGATTAACTGCAAGTGTAGGCTAGAACCGATTTGGGTCAAGAAAAACAACTAGTTTTTCTCTATACCCTCTTTACAGCCTAAATAAAAACAGGGTATAATATTCGCCGTGAAAAACAAGGCGAAATACAATAACCTAATGGCATTTCTTGATAAGTAAAACTATGTCAAGGAGATACCGATATGGGAGCTTTTAGCGACAATTTCTATAGTTGGCTCGAAAAGGAGCATGCGGCAGAAAAGGCTGCGATGGATGCTAGTCCAAACGGGTACAAGCACCCTGACGGGACTCCTTGCCGTGCAAAGTCTATAGAGTCTTGCCCCTTCTACAAGAAAGACTTGTCAGAATCAGAAGATGTTGATAATCTGGGAGTGGAGCCAACACCACAATATGATAGGAAAGTTAAGGAGCTCGAACAACTTTGCAAGGATGGGGGGCTAACCTCTATTCCCGGTTTCGAGAATGCTACATTCGAATCACTGAAGAAAGCCTATGATGAGTTCTTGGGAGAACTTGAAATGTATGAAGCAGAACCGCATAAAGTGTTGTGGACTGACACGAGAAAGATAAGGGATGAGATTTATGAGAAGAACAAGGACAAACAGTATGCTACAATAAATGCAGAGACAGGTGAGGTAAGGGAAGATTGCACCGGATTTGGTGTTACTTTCCATACTACTTTGAGCGACCCGGACAAAAAAACTGGTGCTATGACTTTGAGTAGAGTGCTCACAGACGAGGAGTATGACAGAAAGGTCACAGAGCTAGTGAAACTTGGTGGTGCTGACACATGGAATGTCGGAATTTTCCAAGACAATGGTGAAGTTTCAATTGATTGCAAGGATGCAAAACGTGCAATAGCCATGATGCTCTACTGGAACCAGAATTCAGTTTACAACTATACCTCACAGACAACAATCTACAACCTCACATATGATGAGGCGGAGAATCCGGGATTGGATAGGGGGATCAAGAGGATAGAGAAATCTTCATAAGGACAACAAAGAAGGAACAAAAACAAAAAGCTAAGGAGAACGAAAATGACAGATGTATTGCGAGAACTTGAAGAGAAAGCAACGGCGATATTCCTCAAGAGGGAACATTGGCGTGCGAAGTACGAGAAAGCACCAAGTGGGGCGAAAGAGTATTATCGCCTAATGTTTGCATTGTCTTTGGGGCTGCTTTCAACTGGTGAAGATGTAACCAAGAAGGTAGATGCATCAGAGGAACGGGATCGGCTGTATCACTCTATGGACGATGAGTCTTGGGACTATATTCTTGCTAATGCAGGACATGCGGAGGCATTGGGGCTTGCTATTGTCCGAAAGCATATGCAGGGACACCCAGAGGTTAAGTGTGGTTCGTGGATTACAAAAAAGTAACAACCTTCCATAGGTGTAGGACAAAAACGATATGGCGGAATGAAAAATTCCGCCATTTTCTTTTTACACCCCATTTACAGCCACCTGAATAGTGTGGTAAAATATGTGCCGTTCCGAAAACAAGGACAACAACTAACAAAGGACAAAGCATTATGGAAGAGCAGAAAGTAATGAAGGTGAAGCATTTCACCATGCAGAACGTCAAGGGTGTAAACCTCTTCGACTATGAGTTCCCGCTTTCAGGAGTGACAACTCTCGGCGGAAAGAACAATCAGGGCAAGACATCAATCATCAACGGTATGCAGTATACCGCCGGTGGTGAGGCATATCGCCCGACAAACTACCACAAGGACGGCACAGAAGCGGAGTCGTTCCTTCGCATGGTGTTCTCAAATGGAATCATTGCACAGAGGGTGGGTGATTCAGCCGACCTCAAGGTGTACGATGAAACAGGCAAGCTCTCTCGGCAGCGCCTGCTCGACCAGTTCATCACGAAGTTCGCCCTTGACCTCCCTAAGTTCCTCAATGGTTCGGACAAGGATAGGGCGGAGATCCTTCTTAAGGCCCTTCACATCGAGGACAAGGTGGAGGCACTTGATGCGGCTATTCAGTCCGAATATGAGGAGCGCACAATCATAGGGCGAATCCGCGACCAGAAGCGAAAGGCAGGGAAGGAAATGCCTTTCCATGATGGAGTGCCAGAAGAGGAACTTTCTCCTTCCGATATCCTTGCGAGGATGCAGGAGGTTAATGTTCGTAATGCCAAGATTCAGGCTGCGAAGCAGGAACTTGACAAGAACAATGCCGACCTCGTTCGTTTGGTAGAGGCTGGTGAGCGTATCGAGGCAGCGCTTGTGAAGGTAGATGGGGAGACGGTTTCCCTTTGTGAGAAGGTGGATGCAGATTGCAAGAC